CGCAGAAGCCTTTAATCGTGCTGACGAGGGGCATGACAACCTTGTTCCAGACGGCTACGATTCCGCTACACAAATCCCGCCAAACGCTTCCGCCAATAATCCACCCGAAAAGCATCTTGAAGATGCCGTAAACCGTTTCTGCGAACCATTTAGCCGCGTCAACGACGGGCTTAACGAAAGTGTTCCAAGCCCAGCTTATGCCACTGCAAATCGCGTTCCAGACGTCTCCGAGGCTTTTGATGACTCCTATCCAGAAGTTGAAGGCTGCCACAGCCACTGTTTTGATGAAGTCGATTATTGGGACAATATATCTGTTCCAGAAACCGCTTATAGCCGACGTGACAGCGTTCCAAACGTCACCCAGCCACTTGATAACGTTTATCCAGGCGTTGATTGACGCAATGACAACGCTTTTGATGAACTCAATTATTGGGACAATATACGTGTTCCAGAATCTGCTTATGGCGCTTGTAACGGCGTTCCAAGTGTCGCCTAAAGCCTTTGTGACCTCGTCCCAGTGCTGGATTAGATAGGCGATTGTTGTTATTGGGCCGAAAAGAGCTGCGAGGATGGGGTTGCCTGTTATGGTGTCCCAGAGCCTTTTCAAGGTGCCTATGAAAGGCTCCACAACATTTTTCCAGAGCCAAGTTAAAGCGCCTGTTATGGCGTCAACAGCAGGCTTGAAGAAGTTGTAAATTGCCTGTCCAATGGCGTTTATGGCGTTTCTGAAGGGCTCGCACGTTTGATATGCCGTTATCAGTGCGCCTACGACAAGCCCGATGGCCATTACAACGGCCATAAGCGGGTTCGCAGCCAAGAAGGCGGTAACCTTGTTGACCATGTCAACGGCTGCGTGGAAGCTTTGGAAGGCTTTTACCCCACTGTCAACCATCGTTATCATTGTCGGGACGATTGAGAGGGCGAAATGGGCCACCGCTTGGTTGGCGTTGTTTTGAGCCATCCGCGCCCTTTCCACAGCCAGCTCATACCTTTCTTGCGCTAAGGCTAGATCTTTGGCCGCTTCTTGAGCCTTTTCGCTTTCAGGGCCATATTTGGCTACAGCTTCGTTATACCTCCTTTGAGCGTCCTCAACGGCCTCCGCAGCCTTTTTCACGAGGTAGTGGGCCTTTTCCACGGCGTAGTTTGCGCTCTCAATCCTGTTTAAGCCATAGTAGAGGTTGAAGCCTGCCGTTAAAACTCCGCTGAAGCCCGTGACTAAGTCGCGGGCTGAAGCCGTCGCCTTTTCCTGCGCGATGGCGACTTTCTCGTTTGCATCCCTTATTTGGCTGAGGGCCTCCTCTGTCTGACTGCCCAGTTCTCGAATGGCAGCCAAGGCCTCGTCGACCTTGGCTGTGATGCGCATTTCCAGCTCTTGGCTCATTCACGCCTCCGCCTATACCACCAGTTCAACCATGAAACGAGAAACTGGAATTGAAACAAGGTGAGCTTGCCAATCTCCTGTAGGCTGTAGCCGTATTCGTGGGCGATTAAGCCTATAAGCTGGGCGTCAACGTTGGCTCTTATCCATTCTTCGACTTCTTTCCAGTTAAAAAACCAGAATCCTTCGCCAAGGCGGTCATGATGTTTGCAGCCACGTCTAACGGAAGGTTTTTGATGTCCTCGAGGGTCAGCTCCGGATAAGCCTTGCGGAGCATAAGCCAAATCATCGCTGCTGACCGTTCCTCGTTCGTCTGGTATTTCGAAAGCTCAAGGCTGTCTTTCAAGGTTAAAACGCCGTATTGGATTGTGCCTAAGCCTTCCACTTCCACGCTGCGGAGCTGCTGGCTGCTCTGGATTAAGGCTTTGACATCGAACTTGGCGGCTTTTTCAGCCTTCTCCTGCTCATACTTCTCCAGTTTCTTAGCGTATTCCTCCAATTTCCCACTCATAGGCAAGGTTCACCTTCCATAACATTCCATCTACTTCGAGAGTCTCCAGTGAACGTGGTTTTAATGCCAAAAACAGGGGGCGCCGGCTCCGAACCGGCGGGAACCTTGACAAGCTTCAGCCTTTTCGCAGAAACCGTTTGGTAGACGATCCGCAGACCTTTACAGTCACGGATAATCAATTGCTGAAGCTTCTCGATTTCTCGGAGTGGCCCGACTGCGATGAGTCCAAAGTTTAGGATAACGTCTTTGTTGCGCTCCAAGCTTTCCAATAAAAAGCCTCCATGAAAAAGAGTTTAAACGGTTTTATGATTGTGTGCCGAACTCTATGCCTGCACCTTCGCCGTCAATGCTTTCCATGATTATGCCATCTTGTTCAACGCTTAATTCCCAGCTTGTGAAGACCACGTTGCTCAAGGTTATTTTCGGCTTTCCAGTGCCTGTTCCCTGCGGGTAGACTTCTATCGTGACCGGCGAACCGTTTAAGACGTCTGTGGCGTATGAGCTGTCAATGAAGGCTTTTTCTATGCTCACTTTGAAGCTTTTGTTTCCGCTGGCTATCACTGCAGGCTTGTCGGGGCTTGTCCCGCCGATGAAGTATTCCTTGATCAAGTCGACGTCAATTGAAACGCTGACGCTCTTGCAGTATCCAATTTCAGTCGTCCCCTTCTTTACTACCGCAGTCCGACCAATTATAGGCGTTGACATTTTACATGCTCACCTCTTTTCAGCTTTTTCTTGCGGGCTACCCGCCTTGTGGCAGCCCTTTACAAGCTGCTCCAAGCTTGATTAATCGCCTCTTGCATGGCGAAACTTAACAGAGGCAGACATTCTTGGATGGCTCGGGTGAGGAAGTATCTTGGCGCAATGTAGCGGGTTCCAAACTCTTGAAAGATGGCGTAATGCACGTAGGCTCCGACGCGGAGCTGCAAATCGTGGGTGACTGTCTCGTAGATGCTGGTCCTCAAGGCGCCTGTTCTAACGGGCGCGTAAGCCCTCGCCCTCGTAACAATCTGCCTACCAATATCCCCAAGCACTTCCCCAAACCTTCTCCTTAAATCCTCGCTCATTCCCTTAACTGCCTGAGCGAAGACCTCAACCTCTGAAGGGTCAATTTGGATTTTTACGGTCAAGCAAGCTTCACCAGTTTAACTTGAAGGCTTACGCGCACAAGGTCTGGGCTTTCATGCTTGTTGAACTCCCGCGTTATGTCTGCAGCCTCAAAACCGGACGGTGTGGAACCCTTCAATATGTTGTAAACCTCATCTCGTATGGCTTCCCTTTTCTCAACGGCTTCTGTCACGTTTGAAACGACCCGCACGAGGATGTCAACCATGACGTTTTCCTCGACTATCCAGACGTTTTTGGCTGCAAGCCTAACGTTTGCTGCTGTCATGGGAGCGTAGCATGCTACAACGTAGTTTTTTCCCATTTTTGCGAAATCTATGGCTTCGACTTTGCTCTTAGCCCAGTAAATGCTGTTTCTGGAAGGGTTTTGTAGCGTCCAATTTTCGTATAGATGCTGGTTTAAGACGGCTGCAGCGTCCGCCATCAGCTACTGCACGGCTCCACCTCATAATATTTGGAAAGCTCCTCAACATCAACGGGCGGGTCTAAAACGGTTACGCGCCCGTTAAGCTTCAGCTTAACATAATTTTTGAAGGTCATGGACTTACAAGCCCTCCACGGTATTTAGGAACCTCTTCAGCAGCCACAGCTTCAGCAGCCTTGACAGGCGTTGCCAAATTGACCAGTTGGCGGATAAAGTCTTCTTGGAAGCCCTTAATTGTCCGCTCTATGGCCTCAGCATAAGGTCCGGCTCGAGCTACACGTAAATCGCCTAGGAAGTAGTCGAAGGCGCCGATCATGGCTCCGCCACTTGAAACCACGAGGATACGCATGCACGCCAAGTCCAGAGCCGCCATCTTTGCAGTCGGATATTTCGGGTCATCAGCTGTTAAATCCCTTCCGAGGAGCGCGTTGACGTAGGTGTTGGCGAAGTCCACGTGGGCTTGAACGCTTGCCTCAGCTATTGTCAGACCATACACTGTGTAAACATGGTTTGCACTGTCATAAGCCATGTTTAAGGCTGCTTGAACGTCTGAAACGGTTACATACTGCACGGCCATTTTAACCCCAGAACCATAAGCTTGCCAGCAAGCCTACTATGAAGCCGAAACTCCACTCGCGCAACTCAAAGAACATTTCATCCCGGATTTTCGTCTCCTCAACGTGTTCGTAAACGAAGAACTGGACGTAGAGAAAGAGGGATATGGCGAAGCCTAGCCAGCTTTTAGGGGCTAGAAAGCCGGCTATTAGACCGTGTAGGACATGGCATATTACGGATAGTTTACTCTGCATGGGCTTCAAGCCAGTCGCTGTATTCGACTGCTGTCCCGGCCACGACTGAGGCGCCGAAAACTATGGCTGCCCAAGTTGCAGGCGTCCATGGAAGCGGAGCCACTTGGTTGACGGCTGAAGCCAGCAGGTATATTCCGCTGCCGAACACCATGCCTATGACGCTGCCGTAGATAAGCCCC